TTCGGGTATATTATAAAATGGATAATACAGCGAACACGAGACAAATAAGGTTTTATCATAAATAAATAATTCACTTCCATAAAAACAATTAAATAAGCCCTCTTGTAAAAAATAAGTTTGATACATAGTGTCTATATTTATAATTGTTAATGCATTTGTTAGATTAGATACAAATAAATTATTCTTGTTGTCAGAAATCATTTTGACATCTAGATTTACATCAGTTAAATTAAATATATTAAATGAAGTCTTGAGAGAAAATTTATTATCATCGCTGCTGTCGTCTAACTTAAAATAATATAACTCATTATAAAATGTTGAAATAAATAATTGATTGTTATTTATTTGAATATTTGCACCAAAACCGTTGATTTTATTGTTCGTGTTCACATAAATTTTATACCTATAAATCCATGCATCTTTGAATAATTCATAGATATAAATTATACCATCATAAATATTGTAACTTATCGCACTTACAGCTAGCATTTTATTAGTTGCAGTCGTTTTAATGCCAAAATTAGAGTTAATATTTTCCGGACTATGGATTTCTGAATGAAATTCTAATGTTAGGGTGTCATCTATGTTTTCAATATTTTTTAAAAACACCATTATCATACCATTATATATGTTATATCCATTTGATGAGATAAAAATAAATTTATCATTTGATGTAATATAAGAACCAAATAAACTTATGGTATCTAATCCGCTTTGAATGTTTTGTAACATATTATAATATATTAGATATGCTCTAAATTATTTAAACTATATCTAATTACAGATGAAAGCTACAAGCTAAAATAGTATGTAGAAGACATTATTGGTAAACAATTATATTATTATTTTTTATTTCTCTTACGGTTGAATGATACAATCGGATCTTGGACTACAACTGGTTTATATCTTAAATTATCTGGTTTTAAGACAAATGCATAACCTTTACTGTCAAAAAATAGTGTATTTTCAGTAAGATTATCATCAACAAATTGGTATCTCATTGCTACCATTTGACAACCACTTTCTCTACAAAGTACACCGCTCGGATTAGAAGGATTAGAACCACTATCAGGAACAACAATTGTCATTCCACGTGTATTAAATGCAGTTAATTCATTAATATCAGCATCATTTTTAACATTATTATAATTATATTGCCTCATAAATGCTGAATTACTTGTTAAATTAACATATTCTAACAAGTCTTCATTATCTATAAATGCTGGATTGCTTCTATCTATTATTAAAATCACCTTATTTCTGAGTGATAATAATGGAACATTACCTAAATTAGTGCCTTTAGACTCGTAACTATATTTAGGGCCCAACATAATATCTGTATTTAACTTTAAAATATTTGCCAAATTAGAGTACATAGTTTGATTATTGCTTTTACATCTTAAATGTATAATAACAGGGTCTGTTGGATTCGGACAAGTTGAGCCTGAAAATGCATAATTCCTAATTGTTTCCATAACAGAACTAAAGTCTACTGAATTAAATGTTTCTTTTACGTAATAATTATCTGTTGTGCTGGTTGCAACTACTGCTTTATCATTAACAGAATAAATTTCAAAATCAAGGCATCTGACTCCTTGTTTAATAATTGCTTTTAAATTACATATATTTACAAAGTCATTCTTATATGAACCACCACTACATGCGTTGTATGCAGTTTTAATGTAGTAATCAACTAAATTGCCAGTACATTCAGGGTCAGAAGATTTTATTGGTACTATATTACCATTCACACTTGGATAGAGAGAATTCATATAATCACATTCTCTATTTTGAAGTCCACTAAGATAAATCATATAACCTATAAAAATAATTAGAATTATTAAAGCAATTGATATTATTATGAAACTCTTAAAATTTTCATCTAAATATTTTGTTGCTACTGTCTTGCCATTCACATTTGGATAGAGTGAATTCATATAATTCATTTCATTCTTTTGAAGCTTATTAATAGTAATCATGATATAAACTATAAAAATAGTCAAAACTATTAAAGCAATTCCTATTATCATGAAATTCCGAGAATATTCGTCTAAAGATTTTATTTTTGATACGAAATTCTTAGAGTATTCGTCTGGAGATTTTATGTTTGATACAAAATTATTAGCGTATCCGTCTAAAGATTCTATTTCTGATGAAACATTGGTTGAATTTGTTGTTGACATTATTAATATATTATAGTATTATATTTAATTTAGTTAATTTTTTTTGTAAAACCAAATTTAGTATAACACGTCCATGAATTATTAATTATTAATTTAGCATTTTTGTAATTAATTAAATAAATTTAATATCTAATATTTATGTATAATGAATAGAAAACGTACAAGAGGACAAGCATATGAAGGAACAGAAAGTGCTGCTGCTGTGGAAGAAGAAGAGAGACCTGCTAGACGTCAAAAAACTAATGAAGAATTTATAGAGTACGCAACTCAACTTGGCACAGAATTAAGTAGAATAGCTGAATCCGAAATGGTTAACACTCCGGAAGCCGAAGAAAGATTAAGAAGAGCTGAATCTCAGATAGTTGCAGCATTGAATAATTCGTTTCAGTTAGCGCAAGAACAAGCTGCTGAAAGAACAAGACGACGACAAGAGGGTGAAATGGCTATGATGAAAGAAGAAGAACAACGTCTAAATGAAGAACTAAGACAGAAATTTTTTAAAGAACTTGGACCTTTGACTAAGATGATGGCAGAAGAAATGCCCCATGGAGAGCAAGTAAGAATTTATGGTATTATCTTGAATGCATTAGACAGACAACTAAGAAAACCGGAATTTGAATCAATGCCTTTACAAGAACCAGACCATGCTGCTAGAATAGCCGAGTCGGTTTCAACAGCATATACTTATGCGTCACAACAATTAGCGATTACGCTTTCTAATGTGTATAATGCTGCTCCTAGTGTAACAAGACAAACTATATCAGTAGTTACTGTATCTGCGATGTTGTATAATTATCAACCGGAAACAGTGAGAACATTATATGAAGGTATACCATATTTTGGTCCATTGTTTGGTGTAATGAATCATGCAAACAATTTTCTACAGATTGTGACAAATTCAACACTAACCACTACTGGAATATATTATTTTTTGATGAACGCAGGTGTACCGGTAAATGATGCTCTTGCAAGTGTTGGAGAAATGGCGAGAGGAGTTGCATCAGCATGCACAAGAAAAGCTGCTGAGACTGGTCTCTATATTTGTGAACAATCTGTTCCAGCATTAGTTGCAATGCAAGAATCGGCTGCTGAAGTCGTCGGAACAGTGGTAGATAGATTCGGGCAATTATTGAGGGATGACTATACAAATTTAAGAATAGCATTTGAAGGAGAGTCACAAGACACAGCAAATTCAGCTATTTCAGAAATATCAGCTAGAACTGGTTCAACTCGCAGTTCTCAAGCATCTGCAGAAGCAGTGGAAGAATTATTTGAAGTTCCAATTGCAAATGGAGGTGCAGGAATAAATCAAAATATTATGGTGGTTCCCACACAGTTAGTTAACCAAGAATTTAATGCCATCGTAGAAGGTAATATAAGTAATCCAATAATTGCAACACCTATAGAAACGGCTGAACCAGCAATTCCAGTAGCAGATGTTATTGCTAGAGTAGATACTCAAATGAGTGCAGTTAGTGATTTATCAGATGATGAAGGCAATTTGAATTGGACTACATGGTTATATGGTGTCTCATCTACTGGTGGAAAAAGAATGAGAAAAAGTAGACGTAATATGAAATTAAGAAAAACCCGAAAAGTTAGGCGGGCAAGAAAAGGTAAAATGACAAAGAAAAGTAAGAAGCGCACTAAAACTTTAAAAAAATACAGAACTAAATTGAGGCGTTAATTCTAAGTATAAGTATAAGTATAAGTATAATTATAATATAAATAATTAAATTATATTATGATGAAATAAAGAATTAAAAAATTTATATATGTTATACATAATATGGCTGGCGGATTAATGCAACTAGTGTCAGTAGGACAACAAAATTTAATTTTAAATGGTAACCCACAGAAATCATTTTTTAAATGTACTTATAAAAAATACACAAATTGTGGTCTTCAAAAATTTAGACTAGATTATGAAGGAACCCCTACTTTGAGTTTAACTGCTGAGAGCACATTCACATTTAAAGTACGCCGTTATGCAGATCTTCTTATGGACTGCTATATATGCATAACTTTACCGAATATATGGTCTCCAATCATTCCACCACAGGCTTACACAAATCCTGACGGCACAACAGGCTATACAGATTGGGCTCCTTATGAATTTCAATGGATAAAAAACTTGGGAGCTCAAATAATTAGCAGAATAACAATCAATTGTGGTAATCAACAACTACAACAATATTCAGGACAATATATTCTTACTTCAGCTCAGAGAGATTTTCCAGGAAACAAACTAGCATTATTTAGCGAGATGATTGGCAACGTTCCCGAATTAAACGACCCAGCCAATGCTGGTCCCCGTGTAAATGCATACCCTAATGCGTACTATACAACAAGTCCTGCTGGTGCACAGCCATCTATTATGGGGCGAACGCTATGGATTCCTCTTGGTTCATGGTTTAGTCTTCTCTCTACCCAAGCATTTCCATTAGTAGCTCTTCAATATAATGAGCTGTCAATAACTGTATCATTTAGACCAATTAACGAATGGTTTACAATTCGTGATGTAATGGATTATCCAAACAACTTTCCTATTGTAGCACCAAATTTTAATCAATATTATATGCAATTTTACAGATTTTTACAAACACCTCCAGACGAACAATTAGGTCCTACATCTTATATAGACACCAGAACGAATTGGTTTGCTGATATAAATTTAAATTGCACTTATTGTTTTCTCTCTGATGATGAATCAACAATCTTTGCAAAAAACGAACAAAAATATTTAATCAAACAAATTTATGAAAAACCATATTACAATATTACTGGTGCTAACAAGATTGATTTAGATTCTCTCGGCATGGTTATAAGCTGGATGTTTTATTTTCAAAGAAGTGATGCTAATTTAAGAAACCAATGGTCTAATTATACAAATTGGCCTTATGAATATATGCCTCAAGATATTACGCCTGCATCAACTGCTGGAGATATACCAAATCCCAACCCAGCTGGACCACCTCTTTTAGGGCCTGGGTTAAATCCTAATGGTACTCTATCTGGTTTGTATTATACAGGAGTATATAATCCACAAAACTTGAAAGACATTTTAATTGCAATGGGAATACTCTTGGACGGACAATATAGAGAGAATATATTACCTGCTGGTGTGTTTAATTTTGTTGAAAAATATGTAAGAACAGCAGGGTTTGCTCCACCTGGATTGTATTGTTATAATTTCTGTTTAGATACTGACCCATTTAAAGTGCAGCCATCTGGTGCAATGAATATGAGTAGGTTTACTAACGTCCAGCTAGAATTTACAACTATAACTCCTCCAGCGGACCCATATGCTCAAGTTCTCACAATTTGTGACCCAAATACGGGTGATATAATTGGAATTAATAAGCCAACTTGGAGGATTTATGATTACAACTTTAACATGTATTTAATAGAAGAGAGAGTTAATATGGTAATATTTGTTGGTGGAAATGCAGGTCTTTTGTATGCTACTTAATTATTATCTAGTGTAATATAAAATTTATATAATTATATAATTATATATTATATGCCTTGGTTAAATCCTACGCAATATGATCCTAATGATATATGTAAGTTTTGTAAAGCTAAATTGGGAACAACGGAAGCAATTTATCAAACACCATGTAATCACAACTTTCATAATGATTGTTTTGCGGAATATTGTGAAATGCATAACGGAAATATTAACTGTCCAACATGTCACATAAATTTAGGCAGTGATTTTGATTATAATCCATGTTTGGAGACATTAAACTTTAAGGAGCATAATTTAGCACGTCCTGATGGCATGCCAGTATTTACTGACAAACATGTATTAGCAATGTATAATCGTATCCCACCTGAACTACAGCAACCTATGCCAGTGAAACCTGGTCTATATAAACTAGGTGGTAGAAAACGGAGAACAAGAAGAAATAAAAATAAAATAAATAAAAGGAATAAAACAGGATATAAGAGTAAAAGAAAGTAGAGAGACAAAATATAAAAGAAATCAGTTTAAATACATCTTAATTATTATATCATATGTTGACGAGATATAATAATTTTGCAAGAGTAATCAAACGAAGTATCTTCAATTATAGAGATGCTTTTTCATTAGAAACTCAGCTTGGTGACGAAGAAAAATCAATTAAAGAATTAGCAAATAATTTTGCTAGAGATATTTTGCAACCAAACATCGTTTCTTCTTTTAGAAATGAACGATTTGATAAAAATATTATGAAAGAAATGGGTAAATATGGCTTACTTGGACCAACCATAAATGGTTACGGGTGTGCTGGGGTTAATTATGTATCTTACGGTCTTATTATGCGTGAAATTGAAAGAGTTGATAGTGGTTATAGAAGTTGTGCTAGTGTTCAGTCATCTTTAGTGATGTACCCTATATATAAATTTGGCACCGATCAACAAAAAGATAAGTATTTACCTGAATTAGCAAAAGGAAATTTGATCGGGTGTTTTGGATTAACAGAACCAGACCATGGAAGTGACCCGTCAGGAATGAAAACCAAAGCAGTCTTACAAGGCGAACATTATATTCTGAATGGCAGCAAAAATTGGATAACAAATTCGCCTATAGCAGATGTATTTATCATATGGGCGAAA